ATACTCCCCCACTATCCCCCCCTACTATACTCCCTCATCTATTCCCACTTTCCCTTCCTCCCACACACACACACACACACACACACTCGCTGGCTCTCTATTTTTTTAGGTCTTCGACCTAAAAAAATTAAAAAATTGAAAATAATTTATTTTATTATTTATAAAATCAATGTTAAGAACAAACCAACTCAATGCTATAGATACATCAATTAAAAACAATTTCGAATCAGGAATCCATTTTCACGCTACTGGCACTGGAAAATCATGGATAGCATTAGAATTAATATTAAAATACAGTGAAATAAATAAAACAAAAAATATATTATGGTTATGTGAACAAAAAACTATTTTAAAAGAACAATTTAATAAAAATATTTTAAAACAAAAAGGATATAATATAATTTATAAAAAATTTATGATAATAAATTATACTGAAAAAAAAAATAAAAATTGGCATCATATTGTAAATAGTGCGACTATATGGAAAAAACCAATATTACTTGTTATAAATCGTAGTTTTTTAGTATCTCAAAAAAAATATGAAAATTTAAATATGAATATTGGATTTATTATTCACGATGAATGTCATTCTATAAAAAATAAAACAACTCAACAATTTTATAATTTTATGTTGGATAAAAATAAAGATTTAAAATGTTTGGGATTTTCCGCAACACCTTGTTTAGATTACAAACCTTTTACAAAAATATTAAGTGAATATACTATTTATAATGCTTTTTGTGATAATGTAATTGTAGCTCCCAAAATAAAATGGATAAAAAGCGATAATATATTAAATGATATTGATTTTATGAATATATGTGAAGAAAATATTAAAAAATTGGTATATAAAAAAATAATTGTATGGTGTGGTATAATAGAAAAATGTTACGAATTATCTGAATTATGGAAAAAAAAATTTAAAAATTTCCTAGTATGTATTGATACTAGTAAAAATATCAATAACGATTATGAAAAATATATGAATGAAGAAAAAAATGCTATTTTATTTTGTGCTTGTAAACATCGTGAAGGTTCAGATATTAAAAATCTAGTTTGTTGTATATTTCTTGATAAGGTAGAAAATAGAAATCCAAAAACATTTATACAATGTATTGGAAGAGTATTAAGAAAAGATATTAATAAAAAAAAGAAATATGGATTAATATTAGATTTAAAAGCATCTAGTTGTATAAAAATTTGTGATAGAATGAATCAATATTTAAATTGTAATAAAGGGTTTCCTTGGAAATATAAATATAAACATTTATCAATTAATAATAAAAATATATTAATTCATACATTACAATTACAAACACCAAAGATTAAAAAAAATATCATAAAAGAGTATTCAATTAAAAATATTATTGAAAGATTTATTAAAAAATTTCCTAATACTGATAAATATAAAAAAAGATTATGTAAAGAACTAAAAATTATAAATCGTAAAAAATTAAGTGGTTATTTAATAAGAGCAGTTGAAATATTAAAATTAATTAATTATATTCCTCACGTCACTAGAGGTTCTTGTGGTTCTTCATTAGTTTGTTATTTACTTGGAATAAGTAATGTAGACCCTATCAAATATAATATTAGTTTTGCTAGATTTTTAAACGATTATAGAGATACATTACCTGATATAGATTTTGATTTTCCTCATTTCTTAAGAGATGAAGTTTTCTTAAAATTAGAATTAAAATGGCCTAATCAAGTTGCAAGGATTAGTAACCACGTGCACTGGCACGAAAAATCGGCATTAAGAGAAGCATTACGAAAAATTGGTATAAAAAAACAAATTGGAAAACATGAAATAAAAACATTTGTAGAAAAATTACCAGTAAATAAAAGAAATAAAGTAAAAAAATATCAAAAGGAATTAGAAGATACGTTTCGACATTATTCACTTCACTGTGGAGGAATTGTATTCTTTCACGATGGTATTCCAAAAGATTTAATTTTAAATAAAAAAACATTAAGTCAAATTCATTATGATAAAAGAGATATTAGTAAATCAAAAAATTTTAAAATAGATATATTATCAAGTAGAGGCATAAGCCAATTAATTACCATATCTGGAAGAAATATAGATTTTAATAATTGCAAATATGATGATAAAACTTATAAATTACTACAAAGTGGTGATAATATTGGTATCACATTAGCAGAATCACCATTAATGCGTAAAGCTTTATTAGGAATAAAACCTAAATCTATAGATGATATAGCAATATGCCTTGCTATAATTAGACCCGCTGCTAAAGATACAAGAAAAGAAATCAATAATATTGACTATAAAACAAAGTTTATATTTGATGATGATGCTATTAATCTTTTATCTAAAAAATTAAATATAGATGAAGGATTGGCTGATAAATTTAGAAGATGTATTGCAAAAGGCAAATGGGATAAAAGTATTAAAGAAAAATATGATAACTTACTTAAAACATTACCCGATATTGAATTAATAAAATTAAATAATGAAATATCTAATTTAAGACATTATAGCTTTTGTAAATCACATTCATATTCATATGCACAATTAGTTTATAAATTAGCATATCAAAAAGCACATAATCCTAAAAAATTTTGGGAAGCTACTTTGAAAAATGTAAATAGTGCTTATAGAAAGTGGGTTCATTTATATGAAGCTTGTAGAAATGGTGTAGACGTTAATAATATAATAAATAAACAAAAAGATTGTTCTATTTATGCTGAAGCCCGTAGAAAAAAATTTTATAATTTAACCAAAACTGAACAATTAACTAGATATGGTTATTGGAATATGAAAAAAGGTGAATTCTTTCCAAATTGTTATTTTTACAAAAAAAAAGATGAATATTTATTTGGTGGATTAATTGCAAGTGTTAGAATGTTAAACTATAAACCAAAACTATATGTTTGTTATATTGGCGTTGGACCAGGTGAATTTATAGAAATATTAGTAAAAAATCAATTTATGAAATCACAATGTTATGGATTAAAAGGAAGAGCAACATTAAAAAATGCAAAAGAAGAAGTATATAGCGCTCATATAGCGAAATTCTATTAAAGATTATTAATATCAAATAAATTTAACCTTTTTTTTTACGAGTATTTTTACGTCTTTTAATCCTTTTTTTACGAGTCTTTCTACTTCCACCACTAGTTTTTCTTTTTTTCCTAGATGGCTGCTCCGTTTCATCTTTATAACATTCATAGCATAGATAATCACCGCTTGTAGGACTCTGATGTAAATCATCTTCAAATAATTCACAGTCACAATTATTACATTCTACAATATCGTCCCGACATTCTGGACACAATAATGTTGATTCTTTTAATGAAGAAGTAGCACATACTTCTCCATTCTGGTTATTACCCCCTTGATACCAATCTTTAGTAATTAAAAAATCTAATATAGAATCGTTATTATTAATATCATAGTCTTCAGGTAATTTAAATCTTACAAAATTATCACAATGTTCACAATCTATACACATCCAACGTTGTTGTTGTTGAACATTTGTTATTAATTTTCTATTGGCATCTGTATTATCATCAACTCTTTCTCCATTAAGATCTCCTGGACCTATACCAGAAATAAATAATTCTAGATTACCAATATCACGAGTATCATCTTCGAGTATACCCTCCCAAGAATCTATAAATGTTTCCTCATTCAAATCTTCATTATTTTCCATTTCTACATCTTCTCTCAATTGTTCGTTTTCACCAATTAAATCATCCATTTCGTTTTCTGCTTGCTCTTCCAAAACACCTTTTAATCTTTTTCTACCACCATGACTAGGAGAACGAGGACGAATACGTTGATTACATATATTACAATTACATTTAAATATACTATTAGTAAATACAGTATCATTAATAGAAGGTGTAAGTATATTATAACTTCCAAATTGATTTGTTAATCTAAAAAAAGCTATATTATTTTGTGTATACAAATATTGAACATGTTTTCTTTCTCTTACCTGTATTTGAAAAGTTTCTGTATTTAATTCATTATTATTAAACTGATAAAATTCATTTTCTACTAATTCATTTAGATTAATCGGTTGACTAGCAATACCGCCACCACCCATATTTTTTGCATATGTCCCATGTTCTAATTCACTATTTTTTTCTAATTGCTCCCATCCTTTCATCCTCCATATATTTTTCAAATATTCATATTTTTTTACTTTTTTCCACAAGGTTGGTAACAGTCTACCAAAAGAATCTAACTTTGATTGGTCGTACAACATATTTAATCCATTATTTATATTATTTCTAACTTCAATATCATTTTCAATATTTTTAATATTATTATCTACATATTTAAAATATTTCCCGAAATTTTCTTTATACCAATCATGTCTCTCTTCCTTACCAAACATTACTACTTCTCTTTTTATTAAAGGCATATCTTCCCATTTTAATGAAGGATAATCTTTTTCAGGATAATAATTATTTTTATTATTTGCCAAATGATTTCGTAATTCAATAAATTTATCCCTACCCGATTTCCATAACTTATATTTTTGTAAATTTATTATAACAGATTGTTTCGCTGCTTCATTATCTTGAATTTTATATACTTCTGACATTGCTTTATTTTTAGCGGACCAATTTTGTTCTTCTACTCTAGCTACTGCTTGTTCTAAAAACCATTTATTTGTTCTTTCATTTCCTTCTTCTTCTTGTTTTAATGTAACAAGTATATCTTTTATTGTTGGTTGTTCGCCTTTAACTGTTTTTAATATTTCTCTAATTTTTGCTCTCTGGTCTCTATTATAAGCATCCCCATCTTTAATATCAATTGCTTTTATATCAGGTATACAGCTATTCATAAATAATATCATTGGATTATCTCTTGTAGGTTTATATATTTTTACAAAGGCATTTACTAATTCTCTAGTGGTAATTTCCCTTATTTTTCCATTTTTATCTCTAAAATGATTATATTTATTTATTTTTTCATCTATTTGTAATACTGGTATTTCCGGTCTATGTTTATTTCCAAATGCATAAGCTCCGTGCTCTGGATCATATTTCATATAAAATTGTTCTTCTTTATCAATTGCTTCTTCTATTGCTTCACTATCAACACCAAATTCGAGTGCATTATTATATAAGAGTTCATGCATAAATTGTTTATATAATTTATTATCTGTTTTGTTAGTGTATTGAAACATCTTGAATACATTAAACTCCTTTTCATTATCCCACGATAATATTTTATTATATGTTATATCTCCAGGAAAATATATATGTGTATTTCTTAATAATGCCAAAGGTCCTTCTTGATCCCACCACCTTCTTTTTTCAATCTTATCATTATCCCATAAACCATCATTACCTTCCATTTTATATGGAGTATACTTATAGTAATCGTGAGGTTTATCTATATACGTTTCATCTACACCCAAAGACCAAGCCGTTTCATATTCATTATTTTTTTCATCTTCTTGATTTGTTGCTGAAATTGTAGTAGGAACAGCATACTTGAATTTATCATCTTTACCTTTATGGGGATAAACTGTATATCTCTCTTGATTTGTTATTGTTTTAAATTTACCCGTTATCCAATGAGGAATTGAACGATGTATTAATATCTCAACATCAGTCTGACCATCAGCAAACATAACTCCATCACCAACAGTTTCTACCAATATAATACCTTCAGGAATTCTATAACCAAAATCTACATTCTTATCTGTAGGTTTATTTATTATATTATTAATTGTAATTTTCTTTTCACCATATCCTGTATCAGTTATTCTTTCTAGAACTCGTGGATTAGAAGAGCCGTGTATTGTTATTGTTCTATTTAAATCATTCTCGTTCTTACTAGCTTTTACCCACATATTAATTTGTTCTTGTGTTAATGAAGATGATATTTCACTAGATGACCTCTTTTTACTATTACTAGATCCAGATGAACTACTACCACTTGAAAAAAAATTACTTAACATACTTGTCATATATAAATAAATCAAAGATAATAAAAAATTGAATATTTATTAAATTAATTATTATTAGTTATATTTTATGACTGAATTTTTAAACAACAACGATTTACCTAAAATGGTTAGACAAATAGGAGAAGACAAATGGAACTTGGGATTAGCATATAAAAATCAACAAAAATATGATGATTTGCTAATAGAGTACAAACCTGTATTGGATTGGGATAATGTTCCGGAAGGCCTAGAAAGAAAACCCAATTTTGTAGGATGTTGGGCTTGGGCTATAATATCATTATATGATAGATATAAAAAAAAAACATATAAACTTACAGCTTACATCGACGACGAAAATGCATTTAAATTGTGGTGTAGTATGATACAATCACAAACGAATCCATTTGGAGGTGAATATTTAATGGAAAAAAGGGTAAACAAACTAATGACAGATTATCTATTGCGAAGTAGAGATACTTGGAAAAACCTTAAACCATTTTAAAATACTTTGACCAAAGTATAAATTATAAAAAATTGAAATTTTTTTTATAATTATTAGTAAGTTATTAATTACAAGACTACAATACTACAACTTATACTTAAAAATGTTACTTACTCCACAGCATAGACGTAGCGAACGTCGTAATCGCAAAGCTCCTGCTAGATTCAATGTTAGTGATTATATCAAAAATAATAAAATTGAAAAAATACCGGGTAAATTATATCGTAAAACTATTAAAGAAAGTGAAGAAAAAGTTCAAGAAGATATATATAGCGAATGTCCCACAGCATCATTTTATTACGATAAAGATATGTATTTGGCTAACGATCATTATGCGAAAATAGTTGATGACTCTATTAAAAATGTTAATCAAACCAATAAAAAATAAATGCGTATTATTAAATACGATAGGAGGGAAGAATAGTGTTTTTGGAACAAATTTTTTATATTTCTTTGAACAAACTTTGTAAAAATCTATAAAAAATTGAAATTTTTTCACAATATTTTATGAGAATTATTACTAATATAATCTCAAGAAATCTAAATTTCAAACCAAAACAATTCAAAACAACTCGATAAAAACACATTATGGCTACCACTTTAATTGATACTCGCAAATCAATCATGGAACAAATCCACGCAAGCTGGAATCAGTTTCGCACTCTTGATTATGCTTATAAATTGCTTGGTTTTCAATATCCACAAACCTGCAAACGGTTTTTAGAGCCTATGGCTAAAGATTTCAAGAAGGATAATGCTCCATGGTCTATTAAGCAATCGGTATTAGAAAGGAACGCTGTTCACGCTAATAAGCTTATTCGCCTATACATCGCTCTTAATATAGAGACAAAGAAACGAATGCATATTTGGCAATTCTTTGAAGTTAATAGTGGCGTTGTAGGTAGAATTAAGGAGGAAATCGCAATCCTTAAACGCATCCAAAAGGTTTTGAAATTGGAACGTGAATTAGAGGTTCACGAGCCACTTCCTAGTGCTACTAGCCTGTATAGTATGACGGGTAATCTTAGCTTATATGAAATTGAAGAAGATTTTAAAGTCAAAGTTGAGAAAGCTAAAAAATTGGCAAAAAAGGATGCTAAAAAATTGGCAAAGGATGCTAAAAAATTGGCAAAAGAGGAAGCTAAAGCTATCAAAAATGCCAAAAAAATAGCACTTAAGGCTTACAAACAAGTTGCTAAAATTAGAGCTAAAGCCATTGCAAAAGCTGAAAAAGCTCAAGCTAAAGTTATTGCGAAAGAAGCTGAAAAACGCAAAAAACTGCTTGCTAAAATTGATGCAAAATATCCACGTATCCAATTTGACCGCGAAGGCTGTAGTATAGAATATCTTAAAAAACTTATTAAGGATATTCCAAGTCTAATAGCAGCAGATAAAGAGCTAGATAGAAGAACTAAAAAGGAGGAAAAGGTAAGAGCTAAAGCCATTGCAAAAGCTGAAAAAGCTAAAGCTAAAGAGCAGAACAAATTAGGTAAAAAACTAGCTAAAAAGACTATCGCATTATTAAAATGGGCTCAAGAAAATGACTTTACTATGGATGATATAGTAAATTCACTTGAAGTTCAACTAAAAGATAGTCGTAGTGATGATATGGTCACAATTATAGATATAGCATAAATTAAACATTAATAAAAATAAAAAAAACAAAAAAACAAATAAAAATAAAGACTGGAGATAGCTTTTTTTATACAAGAATCAAGGTAAATTCAAACTTTGTTCAAAGTTCAAAGTTTTATAAAAAATTGAAATTATTTTGGTCACTTGGTTGACAGTATAAAAACAATTACAATTACAAACAATTACAATTACAAACAAAACAAAACAAACAATTTATTATGTCTTACAACATGAGTGAATTATACGATATGGTTGACAGAAAAAAAGCGGTTGACCCTGCTATCAAAATCTGGAAAGAAAGAGCTGATAAGCGTTGGAAAAAGGAAGATGAGGATTGGGAAAAACAATATGATTTTGAAATCGCAGAAGCAGCCAGAAAAGAAAAAGAAGAAGAAGAACGTTGGAATAATATGACTGAAGAAGAACAAGAAGCCCAAATGAAGGAATGGGGAATGCTTGAAAGTGATTCTGACGAAGACAGCGATGATGATGATATCTATAAAGATAGTGATATTGAAGATGATGATGATGATTGGGGGTCTGACGATTATGATGATGATGAAGAGTTATACGTTCGAGCCTGTGAAGAACACAAAAGAAAGATGGCTGAAGAAGCAAAGATGACTCCTGAAGAAAAGAAGAATAGAGCACGTGAAAATTATCTTAAAGAAAAGGAAGAACTTCGCAGGAAAGAATACCACAGAGTATGGGATGATATGCTACGTTGCAACTGGCCAACGTTATTAAGATACCGTTCTCAAATGGGTTTAAGTAATGACAGTTATCAATCACATAGATATCACGTTGACCGTAATACTAATCAACTTTATTAAAAAATAAAAAAACAAAAACTAAAAAAATAAAAATAATGTATTCTTAAATACGTTATTTTTTAATTATAGAATAAATTAACTAATTGTCTAGAATATTCTCCGTCTGAAGGATAATGTAATCCTGCTTTAATTCTACACATATCACATTCATATGATAATTTTTCAAATAAATCTTTTTTTTCTGGATATTTTTTAGATAAAATTTTATATAATACGTGCGCCTGATATGCGTGACCTGCTGGAAATGCTGGTGTCTCTGCTGTACTAGTATCTATTGGTTTAATAGAACTATCTACTTGTTCTGGTCTAGCTCTATTAAGAAGGTATTTATTTCCATATACAACTAATTTAACAAGAGGATCTGTTATTATTTTATTTAATTCTTCTTCACTTTCATCTACATAAGGTAAAAATGCATAATGAACTCCCGGATTTGTTTTATAAAAAAATTCAACATCTTCTTTACTTCTACCTTTTATATATTTTTTTACTAATTGAACTTCCTCTTTATTATTTGGATATACTGGTATACTAGGATAAAATGGTATATAACCTTTAAAAAATAAAGAAAATATAACAAATACCACTATGATAATAATAATTCGTTTCATTTTATTATTTATTTTCATTATAATAAATAATAACATTATTTTCTTTTACGAGATTTAATTTCATTATCATAATCTTTTTTTTTTAATTGATAAGCCCAATGTTGTAAAGTTTGTCTAATAGCTGGACTAATATCATAATCATTCCATTTTCCATTTTTTTTATTTATCATAGTAACTAACCATTTTCTAAATCTACCATTAGGACCTGCCAATGCTTTCCATCTTCCTATTTGATATTCATCAGCTTCTTTGTTACGTTTACCCATATAAAAATCACAATACCATTGAACCCACCCATATGGATGAGTTTTTTTTATCCAATTTTTTTTTTCCCAAAATTGTAATGTCGTTCCTACTTTTACTCCATATTTATTTATTTCTTTATCATATTTATTAAATGGTTTCGTTAAGTGTTCTTCTGGTATACCTTTCCACCAACTCTTTGGATAATCTTTATGTTGATCTCTTAAGATTGTTTTAAAAAATTTAGACTTAATTGGTCTCCAATATGTACCACCAAAGCTACCCATTTTAAACATTTGTCTAGGCGTTAAATTAGGTGTAAATTCAGGATAATCTGAAAAAAATAATACACCATTTTTTCTTCTAGGTTTTATTTTTTTACTCATTTTTTTTGTCTTATTATATTTCTTTTTATTTTTTTTTGTTTGTTTCCCCATAATATATATTTATAGATTAGATTTTATAAATATATTAATTTTTACATCCAGAATCATTTAATAATTTATTTACTTCTTTTATTGTATCTTGAGCATATGTAATATAACTATCAGGATGTACAGAATGAATTAATCCCATTACACTTCCTTTTAAAAAAACATATGATATATAAAAAGAAAATTTTGCGTGTTCTGTATAAGTCATACAAACACTTGTAGGATGTTTAAATATATTGTTAAATGTTTTGTCTATTTTTTCAAATATTTTAAATTTACCACAAATCATTCTATATAAATGTTAATTATATTTTTTTTTAATTTTACAATTTAGAAATGGATATTTTTTATACAATTTAAATATAGCTTGTTCCTTCATTTTAGCTTCTATCATAACATCTATTTGGGTTTTATATAAATATGGTATTTCTATTAAATAATTTGGCATAACTTCAATATAGTCACTGTGATGACCACATCTACCACTTCCCTGTTCGCTTACGTGAAATTTAGGTTTAATGTTTCTACGTTTCCAACTTTCTAGTATAGCTGGTATATATTTTCTAGGTTCTTCAAATTTCTCATCAGGATGAAGTTTTTTATAACATTCATAATGATGTGTATCAAATACAATAGGTATATTTATTTTATTCGAAACATCTATACAATCTTTTATAGAGAAACATTTTTCGCAATTTTCTAATACTAATCTTTTTCTTACATTTTCTGGTAATAACTTAAATTGTTCACACCACCTTTCTTTGGTTTTTTCTTTATCGCCATACATTCCTCCTCCATGAATAACCATAACTGAATTATTATCTAACCCCATCAAATCCAACACATCGGCGTGATATTTTAAATCACATATAGTTTGTTGAAATGCTTTTTTATTTGGTGTTCCTATTACATTATACTGGCCGGGATGAAACGTTAATCTTTGATTATACTTTTTTGATTTTTCTCCAATTTGTTTCAATAAATCTAAAGCAAAATCAAACGAATAATCCTCCACTTTGGGATTTGATTTATGAGGAAACATTTCACTACTTAATCTAAATACTTTAATACCATTCTCTTCATTCCAATCCATCATTGTTAAAACATCTTTCAAATTTTGTAATATTTTTGATTTTAATTGACATATTCCTTTTTCTTTAATTGTTCGTATTATCATTTTTCTAGATGCAAATACTGGAAATCTTTGATTTCTTAATATAGTATTTAAACAACATAATCCTAATTGTATAGGCTTGTTTTTACTCATTTCTTATTTGGTTAATACATATCTAGTATTAATCAAAATAAATTCAATTTTTTCTTCCATATTTACAATATTGCCTTTGTGAAAATCCCTTTGGTTTTTTACAATTAATACTTTTTTTATATTTTCTACTCCATTTTCTAGGTTTATGTTTCATACACTTCTTAACACATTTTTTATATGAACGTCTTGTATATTTTTTATTACAACATTTTCTACAACCATCAATACCATTCTTTTTACCTAAACATTTTTTATATTTTTTTCCACCATCTTGTTCACGTCTTCGTCCTCGTCTTCGTCGTTCTTCATCTTCTTCTCTATTTATTCTATCTCTATTTCTTCCTACATTCATTGCATCTTGCCACTCTTGTCTATCTCGTCTTCGTCGTTCTTCCATTTCAATAAATGGACGATATAGCATTTCCAATCTTCTACTTTCTTCTTCAGATTGACCCTCTGGAAATAATCGAATCACATAACGTCCATCTTCATCAAAATATGCATCATTTCCTCGTAATCTACGTTCTTCTTCTTCGCGTCTTCGTTCTTCTTCTTCTTCTTCCAATCTTCTAATTTCATCATAAACAGCCTGCCAGGCATTCCTTTGACGTTGCATATCGTCATCATTTGCTGTCTGTGTTCTTAAGATTCTTCTTCTTTCTATTGCGTTTTCCCTCTGTTCTCTTTCTCCCATTCTTTTCCAATTAGGTTTCCTACCACCAATTTTTACTTTTTTTACTCTTCTGGTTCCTTTACCTTTCATCTTACTAGCCAATTTCAATGCCTTACTTTTTTTAGAACAATATTTTTTTAATATATTATAATCTACGGCAGAAGCTTTACCTCCTGTTATACTAGAGCCTAAACGTGCATAACCCCAAGAATGTGCTGTTTGATTAGGTCTACTACCACTAGAATAATAAGCACCTTTGCCTTTTGATACTATTTTTCTTAATCCTCTAGTCTTACAACCTGTTTTTCGTGCTAATGATTTATTTATTTTTAATGATTTAACTTTATACATTTTTTTTGCTTTTTTTATATGACTAGATTCTTTTCGTTTAAATGATTTAACCTTTTTACGTTGATAATATTTTCCCCTCTTATATGCTCTTCTAGATTTTTTTAATTCTTTTGCTTGTTTCTTTTTATCTTTTTTTGAAAGATGTTTTGGTACATATCTTTTTGGAACACGAACACCTCCTTTACTTATTATATTCATTATATATATATGGATTTAAAAAAATATGTGGGCTGTAATAATAGTGATAATTCTATATTTTGTTACGTTACTAAATACGCACCTAAAACGTGGAGTGCCTGGTCTATAATAATTTTAATATTATCTGTAATATTAAAAGTAAATAAAAAAATAATATTTTTCATATTATGTGCTGTAATACTTAATTCTATAATGGGGTTTATATTAATTCAATTTTTAGCTAGAGAGAAAATAATGAAGACATTTAATATATCATATCCATTACTAACATTATATGATATTCTAATTCATATTATACCTTTATACGCAATATTTAAATATTATTCTCCTCCAAAAATATCTCATAAGGAAACTATGATAGGTTTCATAACATTAGCAATTGCATTTTTAACATATGATAAAATAATGAATATCGACAAAATGTACCTATCTGTTAGTATATTAAAGTTACATAAAACAATTCATATAATATTTTATTTAATTTGTTACTTATTAATTATAAACTTATATAAAAATAAAATTACTTTTCTATAATGACATATTCTTCTTCTAAATCTTCTACCCATTGCCAAGTTTCATATTTTTCTTTACTATTTTCATAATATCTTTTCTTTTTCTTTTTAACCCATTTAGCAAAGGAATGTGATTTATTTGCTATATTTATTACATTTGATAATGTAGAAGCTATTAATACTAATCCTGTAACTGTTTCTATTCCTGACATATAAATATATTAGATTTTTTCCCAGGTTTATACAATTTATCATCACCTTTGGGAATATATCCTTTTAAAGATTTAATATGTCTTAAAATATTATAAACACTACCTTTACCATTTTCATCTGTAATAAATTCAGGTAAACAATTAACAACTTCTTGTTCTTGATTTACAATACTTCTTTCCAATCGTTCTGGTATAGGTAGAGGTAGTTCAGTAGTATAATTATTCCAAAAATATACAATACTTTTAATTTGTTTCTTATAAGAATCATATTTATATAAAGGTACGCCATCATAATAATCATAATCACTATTGTTTTTATTAAGCCATTTAATTCTCCAAAAAGGTGTTTTTAATATTAATTCTTTCTTTAAAACACTATATATATCGTGATATGTAGAATCATATTCATAAATTTTATATATAATACTTTTTGGTAATATATTCTCAAATATCATATCTAATAATTTAAATCACCTTATATTTAAATTATTTTGAAAAATGAAAAGATTGTCTTCTTAAATCTTTTGACGGAGTATCTTCTAATGTAGAGATTAATCTAGATAATTGTTTTCTTTTAACTTTATTTTTAGTATCACCAACATCTGCTTTTCTATACTCTTGAACAATCCTTTGAGCTTTACAAAAATCATCTAATTTGTCTTCAGGATTTTCCCAAGGTTCATATTTTTCAAAAGGGTCCATAATATATTTAATAAATTTATTTGTATCTATTATATCTACAGGTGATTCGTAACAACAACTACTACACCATTGTCTTCTGTGTTTTTCAGCATTCTCTATTTCAGCCAAAAATATCTGATCAATTACAGAAAAAGCAGATTTTAATAATAATATAGTTGTTAATGCTGATGCTTTGGCTTCATATGCTAATTTAATTTTTCTAGCTCTTAATTCACAATTATCTTTACCTTGTTCTTCCTTTAAATGCATAATTCTATTAGTAATATCCCGCAATTTAGTTATATAGTCTCTTTTACAATTTTCTATTTTTTTTATAGTAGAAAAAACGTTTAAATTATATATATTTGGATAAGCATATCTAATTGGTCTAGGGATAACAAATTGATTAGTTGCTTTTATTTCTGCTATTTTATTTTCAATACCTTCTATTTTTTCTCTAATTACATCTTGAGGTTCTTTTTCATCATTACCATGAACACCAAACAATAAAAAATATCCAGATGTAAATTCACAACTAGATTGTAATTTATCATATTGATGAGCTGCTGTTTTATGTGCTTCTGCTTGAGCATCTAATTTTAGATAACTAATTATAGCCAACAAAAATGATATAAATGCATTCAAAGCAGACATTGCTATTGAACCCCAATAATAATAATCAACACCATATGTAGCAACAGCAGCCAAAGATGACAAAAAAATAGCAGGTAACATTAATTTATTTAATCTAACGTCACAATAATGTTTTGCTTCCATATATATTAATTTTTGACCCTTTATAAAACTAGATAATATATCCATAGCAGATGAATAATATTCTTTTTCTGTATAGTATAATTTTTCTATACTTTTTTCAACTTGAGCATATGTAACTTTATTACACATATCTCCAGTTGATATTATATTATCCGCAAAATCAAAATCCATATGACCTAAATGATTACGTATATTTAATTTCATTTTACTAATAACATCACCTATTTCTATTGGTTCTTTTTTTTTATTATATGATTTCCAATTTGGAAATTTTTCTAATATTTTCCAAAATTCATAATCTTTTTTTTCTTCTTCTTGTATATTCATTACTACTTCATTACTTTCTTTTTCATTATTTTTATCTATATTACCCATTTCTATATCTTGAGAAGATTCATATTCATCTTCTGAAGATTTTAATTCATTTTTATCACTATTATCCATTATAATATATATTTATTTTTTTTTTAAATATTTGGCAGAATACCATATAATTAATCCAAATAATATCTTATTTACTAAATCGCCTATATTATACAACAAATTCATATTTGTTTTATTTAATAAGTATCCAATTGGATATATTGACCAGCCAATGGTTACAATCCATCTTAAATTATCATATGCAAATTTAATTGATTCATCATTAATTGATTCTTTATATTTTGCAGCTTCTCCATAAAATATTTCATAAATAATATATAACCATGCTGCTGTCCCAACTACAAATCCTGTATTTCTATCTATTACTTTTGTTTCTCCCAAAAATCCAGCTAATATCATTATTATACTAGCTCCTAATAATCTATAAAATACTTCAATTGGAATTTTTTTTCCAACTGATAAAATTAAATAAAATTCAACTATTTGTAAAGGAACAGTTAAAAACCAATCTATATATCTATAAACTATAGGACTTTTCCCTGTTTTCACCCACATATATCTCATATAAAAATAATGAATTGCCGCTATTCCAGTTACTAATGCTCCTATATTAACTGGTAATTGCCATTTAGGTATTAAACTTCTTTGTTCTAATACGAAAAATGCAGTTGTTGCAGTTAATCCTAATGATATTAACCAAAATGATATACCTACATAATCAGTAGGTTTTAAATCTGTAATATATCCCATATAATATATTATTTTATTTTAATTTATTCACTTCATCCATCTCTTCTTTTAATGAAGGTAATGACCATTCTGCTATATCCTTTTCCATCTTTTTCATATAATCTGACCAACTTTCTCCTTTTGCGCAACCTTTCCATATCTTATTTTCAATATCTAAATATTCATCTTTCTTTTCTGGATTTGTAGCATGATCTGGATTTTGTTTTTTCCATTCCGTTTCCATAATTAAATGTTGTTTTGATTTTAAATTTCTTATACACCTTTCTATTGGTCCTTTGGTTCCTTCATTTTCATTCAATTCTTTGGATGGCTGTGTTTTTCTCCATTCATCGGCATCTTTTACATAAAATTTTTTTCTTTTAACATCGGCACAATGAATTGGACGTTCTGTAATTGGAACATCTTCCAATTGTTTTACTAATATATTTGTAATTCCTTTTTCTGGACCATGTTTTTGTGTATACATTACATCTTCTAATTGAACTTTTATTTGATTTACAAAGTCTGTTAAATTTGGTGCATTTTTACAGGTTTCATTTAAAAACATATTAATTGATATATTATTAGTATTAAACGTATTATTTTTAAAATTATTATTAGTAATATTACCTGCTTTTTGATAAGCATTTATAGTTTCATCTTTTAATTTTAATTGTTCTTCTAATGCTTCTACTTTTTGTTCAACTAGTTTTTTTTCTAATAATTCGACCTTTTTTTCCAATTCTTTGTTTTTTTCTAATAATTCATCTTTTTTTTTCTTCTTATTAAACGGATTTTCGTCACATATTGAATTATGTCTGTAATAACTTGTTTTACTAAAACTAATTTCTGAACAAAATTTACATTCAAATATTTTATGATTTGCGCTACTTTTTTTCCCATTTTTTTTGGAACTTTTGAGAATTTTCCCATTTTCATTTTTTTCCTTAAGATTTTCATTTTTTATGTGTTTTTTTGATTTTATATGTTTTTTATAATTTGATATATTTTTCGTCTCGTATGCACACAATTCGCAATAATAAATTTTCTTTCTAACATATTTTTTTTTATTTTTCCCTAAATCAACTGCACTACTTTTTTCTTCAATTTGCACTACTTTGGCGCTACTTTTCGGCATTTGCGCTACTTTTTTTCCCATTTTTTTAATATAACATTATATTTTTTTTTTAAGTCTATTTTTTTTTTATGGTAACAATAAAAAATATTAGTTATTAAAAATTTCCTACATCTTCTAGTGAAAAAAAAATTTCAAAAAAAAAGCAAAAATATTTTAGATCTTTTTAGAGAAATGGACAAGTACAAAAGTTGTCCAAAATTGAATTTCATTTTTGACTTTTGGAAAAAAATGAACAAAAAAGAGATCGTTTTTTCAGTGCCTTTTTTTCAGTTGTTACTGACCTCTTACGATGATTTAAAACTAGTTGACCAATTTTATGACGATTATGGTGAGGTGTTTTGAAAATTTTCCAAAACGTGAGCATTTACCGTAACAAACTTTTTTGTAGCTGAAATTTCCAGTAAGGTCAGTAAGGGATTTTACT